CGTCGGTCTTGGGTACATTGCCGCCCATACGCACAATGGCTTCCATGCCACCCTGCCAGTTGACGCCATTGAAGGCATTTTCCACGCTATCATACTCAGCGCGGTCAAAGTCCAAGGGGATGGTGCGGTAAATCTTGGGCGGCAGAGACTTGAGCACGTCTGCCTTGAGGCGGCGCAGCATCACATGCTGGTTCAACAGCGTGTTGAGCTCGTCAGTGTTGCTGGCGCCGGTAAAATCCCAACCAAACTTGTTTTTCTGTGCGTCACAATAGCGAAACGCGAACTTGATAAACGAGCTGAACTGTGGCACATAGCTGCCCACAGCGCGCACACTGGTGTAAATCTCACGCGGGCGGTTCACAAGCGGCGTGCCACTCATGAGCGTCACTGCGCCAATCTTGTGGCCCGTGCTCACAGTGCGACGCTTGCCGCCGGGCAGCTTCTCGTCGTATTCGCCAGTGGCCAAGCGGATCATGGCCTGTGTGCGTCGGGCATCTGGGTTCTTGATCTTGTGGCTTTCGTCCACCGCCATGAAGCGGATGTTGAGCGCCTCGATGTTGCTGACGTTGGCAGCCAAAATGTCGTAATTCATAACATACAGGTCAGCGTTTGAAACAGGCGTCTTGCTATAGATGACGTTAGGGTGGCGCGCGACGCGCTTGGCCGTTTCCTTCTTGGAATAAGCCTTGCCTACCACATTGATGCGATAACGCTCGCCCGTCATGGCCAGGATTTCATTGCGCCAGTTGAATTTCAGCGTGTTGGGCACAACCACCAGCATGGGGAACATGGCGTTCTTGTGGGCGTAGGCCATGACCTGCACCGTCTTGCCAGTGCCTTGCTCGTCGGCCAAAATGCCCGTGCCGCCCTGCGCTTCCATCCAGGCAACGCCAGCGCTCTGGAAATCCTTGAGTTCGAACTTGAAACCCGGGATGGTGCGCACCTGCGGAATGCTGCTGAGCAGCTCGCTCACGCCCGCGTCCATGTTGAGGCCGTGCTTGACGCACAGGCGGCGGATCTTACGGGCGTTTTCAACTGTGGCGGGCACGTTCAACATCGCGTATTCCTTGCTCTATGACGTCATAATAGCACTGACAGCCGGCGTGTCAACCAAAAAGGTCACATGCTCCAGTAGGTTTCAGAGCTGGGCGAGCAGTAATAGGGGGTGTCAGCCCGCTCCATATACGTTTTGCCAGTCATGAGGTTGACACGCTCCACCATGGGCACTTGGGCGTAATAGGCGGTGAATTCCATAACCTCAAGCTCGCTGCGGAGGTAGCCTGTGGTCTTGACCATGCGGGTCAGCGCAGCCTTGGCGGCACGCTCGGTGGCCCAGCTATCAGTGCGGGTGGCACGATACATAACGCTGCAACGGGTAGCAACATCAACAATCACGTAGCTCATCGCGTATTCCTTGCTCTATGACGTCATAATAGCACAGGCAGCCAGTGTGTCAACCAAAAAAATCACATTGACCAGTAGAGTTCGCTGCTGACGTCGCAGGAGCGTGGCGTGTCGCGACGCTGCATGACGCGTTCACCCGTCATCAAGTTGACCACTTCCACCATTTTGGCACCGTTCCGGCTCTCAATCTGCCGAATGATTTCCTGTTGCTTGCGCTTGGGCAGCGCATCCAGCATCGATGTGGCGAGAGTTAGTAGATAACCGCTTGCGTAGGCATGCCCTTCATCCGCGATCAGCTGATCGACGCCTGCAATAAACGCTCGTTGAGTCTGGACTGTTTTCATTGCGTCATTCCTTGCTCTATAAGTGTAAGATAACACATCGGCTCGACGTGTCAATCAAAAAAAATCCCCCACAGTTTGTGGATTACATGGTCAGTTTCATATGGATCAATGGGTTAGAGCACGTTGCGGATGTTGTAAAATCAATAGGTTAGTAGAAAATTGTGTCTGTCGTGCTGCTCGTGACGGAAGGCGCTATACTGACACGCATCGCAGGTGTGTCACAGCCTGGATGTTTTTGGTTGACATTAAGGGTGGGTATGCTATTATGACGTCATAAAGCAAGGAGCGTGATATGCAGAATTGGCGTGTTGATGCTACCCATAGCGATACAGCTGAGTCGCTGATCTGCCGTGTTGCCGGCGTGTGCAACGGCGCCGCAACCTGGGACGGTGCGGGCTTCAGCAAGTTCGATGCCCACTTTGGTCACAGCCTGGCCCAGCGCGCCCAGAGCGGCCGCGCCTGGACTGTGAAGCAAGCCGAAGCTGCCCTCAAGCTGCTGCGCAAATATCAGGGCCAGCTGGGTGGCAAGGCGTTCATGGATGGCTGGCTGGTGAATCCAGTGTTTGCCACGCAACCCTGGGCGCCCGATGCGCCTGTGTCTGCTGCCGCTGTTGCCAAGCCCGCGGCCCTTCGCAAGCTGCTGAGCCGCGATGCCCTGGCAGTGTTCCGTTTTGGCTACGATGCCCAAGTGGTTGCTGCCATCAAGGCCCTGCGCGGCGAGCACCGCGGCCGCAAGTTCTGGGCTTCCTGGGATGCTGCCAACCGTGAGTGGACTGTGCCGGTCAACGAGACCAGCATTGTGGGCATCATGGCGCTGGCTGAACGGTTACAGTTCGAGGTGGAGCCGCGTTTCACGGACTATGTGGCACGGGTGCAGGCCAAGACTGCACCTGATGCCATGATCTTGGCCCTAAACGGCAATCAGCATGTTGCGGTGATGGGCGACAGCATTGTTATCAATGTGGACGATGCTGGCATCCTGGCCGAGTTTGAGCGCGAGCTGGCCTAAAAATCATCAACTCGTCTGCGCAAGCTGCCTATTGCCGTGAGAACGTCTGCAACTGTAGTGCAGTTCTCTATCTCCCACACATACACTACTTTGTCTAGGTAATCTCCCAAATCATGTGCTAATATCTCATAATCAAGCTGGTCCCATATCATGTCATCATGTAGGTCACACGCAGGCGTTATGCCTTGCGTGACAAACCTGTTTTGATATATCCATAGCAAGAACCAACGCCAATCTTCTATTGGCACGTCGTTGGGGCACTCATGCAGATCTCGCACTGATAAATATCCTTACACAATATTGAGACCCACATGGCCCAACAGCTTTATCAAAGACTTTTCTATGGTTACTCTACGGTAGATACCAATGTCAAGAATCAACAATTCGCTGACATAGATCTCATACAGCGAGATTTGATCAACGCATTTTACACCCGACCAGGTGAGAGGGTTATGATGCCCACTTGGGGATGTGCAATCTGGAATCTGCTTTATGAACCGTTTGATGCGTTCACTCAGCAGAGTATTATAGATGAAGTAAATCGCGTGGTGTCGACCGACCCCCGGGTTCAAGCCAACAATGTCACTGTGAGTGTTTATGATCAGGGCATGCAGGTCCAGATGGACCTCTACTATGTGCCGCTCAATGTGGCTCAGACTTTCAGTTTAGATTTTGACAAACGCACGGCAGAAGCCTACTAACACAAGAGAACACAATGGCAGTTACACAATCACAAAGACAAAGTCAGTTATTTTATGGCGAGGATTGGAGAGTCATCTACACTGCATTCACTCAGGTGAATTTCGCAGCGTATGACTTTGATACCATACGCGCCGCCATGATTGACTACATTCGCCTCAACTATCCCGAAGATTTCAACGACTGGATCGAAAGCTCGGAGTTTGTGGCAATCATTGATCTTTTAGCCTACCTGGGGCAGAGCTTGTCATTCCGCATGGATCTCAACACACGGGAGAATTTCCTGGACACTGCTACTCGTCGTGAGAGCGTAATTCGTCTTGCTCGCATGTTGAACTACAATGCACCACGCGCCGTGCCCAGTCAAGGACTGCTCAAGATTACCTCGGTCATCAGCAGTCAGGATTTATATGACAGCAGCGGCCAGAACATCAAGAATGTTCCTGTGGTGTGGAACGACCAAAACAACAGTGATTGGTTGGAACAGTTTATTTTGATAATAAACAACAGTCTCAATAGCAACAACTACTTTGGAAATCCTGTCAAAAGTGGAGTTGTCAACGGCATTCCGTCTGAACTATATGAGATGAACACAGTAACCAGCGGTAGTTCTGCCATATCGTTTACAACCACTGTGGCAGGAAACACCATGACGTTTGAACTGGTAAATCCTGATTTTACGTTGTCAGATAGCAGCAGTGTGGGCTTTAGCACAAGCGGGGCATTTTTTGAACGTGATCCTGACCCTGCCAACAGTTGGTTTTTGATTTATCGCAGTGATGGGTTGGGAAACAGCAGTGCAAATACTGGCTTTTTCTTCATGTTCAAGCAGGGAACCCAGGGGTTCAGCGATTATCAACTGGATTATCCCATAGCCAATCGAGTCATTGATGTGGGCATAAACGGCATCAACCAAATAGATGTTTGGGTGCAAAACATTGACGACTTGGGAAATGTTCAAAAGAAATGGACTCCTGTTCCCAGTGTCAATGGATATAATGTGATTTACAATAGTTTAAGTAACAATGTTCGTGACATATTCAGTGTATATACCAGAGACAGCAACGGGCAAGATCAAATAAGCTTGCGATTTGCTGACGGAAACTTTGGCAATGTGCCAATTGGCATTCTCAGGGTTTGGTACAGAGTAAGCAATGGGTTGACTTATCAAATAAGACCCAATGACATGCAAAATCTCAACTTTGCATTCAACTATGCAGACAATCTCAATAATACATTTGCCATAGCACTCACTGCCAATTTGCAAACCACTGTGGCCAACAGTCAGGCAAGAGCAACCAATCAACAAATTCAGCTGGCCGCCAGCCAGACATACTACACCCAAGACCGCATGGTGACAGGAGAGGACTACAATCTGTATCCCTTGGTAAACACCCAGGCGCTCAAAGTAAAAGCCGTGAACAGAGTATACAGCGGACAAAGCAGATACTTGGACATAAATGATCCCACTGGCACCTATCAAAACACCAAGATTGTCAGCACAGATGGTATCTTGTATCAAGAGATGGACCAAAATCGTGTGGAGGTCAGTATCTCTACCAACCAAAACAGTGCAGCTCTTGTGGTCAACTACATCCAGCCCATGATGTCGGGAACACAAGATCAACAGCGCATTGCACAAGAGCTAAAAGATTTTTATTATTATAGTTACCCACGCGGCAACATACAATCATCGGCAAGTGTGACATGGTGTGCTGTCACTGCCAGCACACAAAGCAGCACCGGTTATTTCAACTTGGCCAACGTTGCACAACCAGTGGGTAGCACAGCATCCATCAGCAATGCCCTGCACAACGTAACACCTGGTGCATTGGTGTATGTTTCAGGACAGGGCTGGGTGGAAGTAACCAGCGTGAGCAACAACGGTCAGGGTCTGATAAATGGTGTTCAGGCAAATGGCCAGGGCGCTGTGACCATAACACCGCCTCTATATCCTGCCATGCCATATCAACCCACCTTGGTGATTGCCGCATGGGACCCTGTAATGAGCAGTGCAGAACAAACCAACGTGGCAGCAGCACTGGACAGAAAAAATACATTTGGAATCCGTTATGATTATCAAAATCAAGCCTGGGTGGTAATCACACACAGCAATATCAATACTGGCGCTTGGAGTTTGAACAATGCAGGAGATGGGTCCAGTACAAACAAAGACAGCAGTTGGTTGATTTTGTGTAGTTATAAGGGAAGTTCTTGGCAGTTCTACAGTCGTGCCACTCGTTATATCTATGAAAGTGTGCGTGACGTGCGTTTCCTCTACAACACTCAATATAAAACCATCGATATTGCAACTGGGTTGGTCAAGCAAGACACCGTGACCGTGTTGGATATCAATACCGCACCACAAGATCCCAGCATTACGACACCAGCCCCCAGCTTGGGTAAAAATTACGCTTGGAAGATCTTGGGACAAGATATATATCCCGACGGCTATACTGATCCCACCAAGGTGTATGTGACACCATTCGCCACGGCACTGGGCGTGCCACAGGATCCTGACCAATACAATGAGATTGTGGATCCGCGGCCTGTGGCACAGCGCATGGTATTCTGGACACTGATTACCAGCAGTGATGGTTATCAATATTGGCAACCACGCACGATACCACAGGGCAGAATATACCAGTATGCCAATCAACTACCTCCAGCAACCGATGTCAGTTGGCAACCTGGCGACATGGCCTACATTATTGGCAATGGCAAGTTCTATCAATACACGGTGTCGGGAGTTACAGGAATCTTGACTGATGTCACCGGCACATGGCGCATGAAAATAGGCAGATCAGGTCTTCGTTGGATTTACGAACATTTTGCACCCAATGACCAGCGTATTGATCCTGCCATAATGAATATTATAGACACGTATGTTCTCACCAGCACATATGACACTGATATTCGCAACTGGATTGCAATAAACGGGGTCGTGGGCAATCAACCTGCGGCCCCCACAGCTGAACAGTTGCGTGAAACTTTCCAGAATCTGGAAAGTTACAAAACCATGACAGATCAGATTATTTGGCATCCGGTCAAATACAAAATCATCTTTGGCACACAAGCACCCAGCGAGCTGCAAGTGCGTTTCAAAGTTGTCAAAGCAGCAGGCACTATAGTCACTGACAACGAAGTAAAAAGTCGTGTGATTGCTGCGGTAAATGCATACTTTAGTTTGGCTAACTGGGACTTTGGGCAGAGCTTTTTCTTTACAGAGTTGGCAGCATATATTCATATTCAACTTGCCACTGTGGTTGCCACTGTGGTTATCACTCCAGTGAATGCACAGGCACAGTTTGGAGATTTGTTTGAGATCAAATGCACAGCAGATGAGATCTTTATCAGTTGTGCCCGTGTAAGCGACGTAGACATAGTAACAGATTTGACAGAAATGACTTTGGGGATAACGAATGGCTGATCAGCGCAAGACTATCAACTTACTACCAGCCGCCAATCAAACGGCCACACTGAGTAAGTTCTTCAACGCCACTGTGGACCATTTGTTCCAGCCGGAAAACACCGAGTTCCTGGCTGGATATATTGGCTATCACCCAGCCTGGTATAATTCTGACACAGATTTCTACATACAAGAACCCACCGCGGACCGTGAGAACTACCAACTTGTTCCCACTGCTATTAGTCGAGATCCCAGCAATGGCACTGTGAATCAAATCCTGTTCTATGATGACTTGTTGAACAAGTTGCGATTACAAGGTGCCAATGTAAGTAAACCAGAACGGTTGTTCTCAAGCGAATATTACAGTTGGTGTCCGCCAGTTGATTTGGACATGCTGACAAACTGGACACAGTATTATTGGGTCCCTGCTGGGCCCAACATCATCACACTGCTGGACGCCACGGACTTTGTGCAATACATCAAGGATCAGCCGCAATACACCTATA